TACCAATACCGGAAGCAACTGGTTTCAACCATCATCCTCATATCCAGACTTCTCAGGTCAAACATTTGGGCAACCAGGTGCAAAAACTGACTGGTCAAAAATATACGGTGGTACTTTGCCGTTTCCGGTAGTTGGTACAGATCTTTCAAGTGGAAAACGTGATCAAGTTGTTGCAATGGCTCAGCAACAACGTCCGTCACAAGCCCCGCTTCTGCCAACAGGATACGATCCAATCGGGTCTTTAGATCCGTTATTACAATCAATAGCTCAATTTAACGAGTATAATGATCCTCGTCAATTACGATTTGCTCAAGCAGCAAACCAACAAGCAGCTCAATTAGGTCTTGAGCAAATGTACGGTGCATATCCAATATTAGAACAAGCTGCCGAGTCTGCTCAGCGGCGCAATCTTCGTGGTAGCTTCCAGTGGGACATTAACTCTCCAACGCGTGAGATGGCTCGTAGGGCCGTCGCACAAGACATTGCGGCATCCAGGCAGGGTCAAGCTTATACAGCCGCCCAAGGGGAAGCAGCACGCGCAAACGCTATCGCTAATCAAGCTTATGCAGCCGCATCCCTGATGAACCAAGGCCTACACCGAAGCATATAGTATATTTTTTATTTTATTATTTCAATAAAGCAGTAAAACCATGGCCGATCAAACAGTCTTAATACCGCAAGCTCAGCCAAATCCAGAGAAAGTAAATATACCTACTCAGGCGTATCGTACGCAGCTGGACTTAGGTGATATAAGTGCTGCTCAAACCCGCCTTAATATGGAGGTAGGCGCTCAGCTAGATCGGTACAACGCTACTTACTTTGCTGGCGAAGACGTAAGACGAACTCAAGCAGCAGGTGCTGAGTCACGTTTGAATATTAGCGCACAAGGAATAGAGAATCGTAACACTGTCACCAGGCAGGCTCAAGAAGAACGAGATACCTTACTTACACGATATGCTGGAGAAAAAGGACTCGCACAAGAACAAGGAACTCAAGCACGCCTCACTCAAGCAGAACGTTATGCTGGAGAAGAGACCCTGATTGGAAAGAGCGGTCAAGAGCAGCGTGCCAACATAGGTAAGACAGGACTAGAAGAGCGGTTAACCCAAGCGGAACGTTATACAGGAGAACGTGGTTTAATTACAGAAACCGGATCTGAGCAACGTTCTACCATTGGCGTGCAAGCTGCAGAAGAACGCACAACTGTAGGCAAGACCGCAGAAGAACAACGTGAAACCATCGGTAAATCTGGTGCAGAAGAACGTGAAACCGTTGGTAAAACAGCAGAGGAACAACGAGAAACCATTGGAAAGTCATCCACAGAACAACGCACCACTGATCTTCAACAGGAGATGTTCAGGCGCTATAAAGAAAACAGGGATTACGAACAAGCCCAGAACCAGTACAGATCATGATTAAATGGGTTCAAAGCCTAACTGAAAAAGACCGAGAATCTTTTTTTGCGTTTTGCAAAAAAACCTCTACACCAATTCAAATGTACCTCTATGCCCGTTTCCTCGGGTTTAAAGGTAGCATTGTTGAGTGCGACGAGTGGTCAAAGAAAGAATACCCAAAAAGAAACTTTAATACGTTACTAGAGGAAGAAGTTGACTCCATGCAGCAAGACATTGCAAAACTTCGTGACGCAATTGATCTTGGCATGGTAAAACAAGATATGGGAACCTCCCGTATTGCCATGCTTCAAAAAGAATTGCGTGGCTCAATTAAACAGATCAACGACGAGAAAGTTCTTACCGATAAACAAGGTTTGATTCTTGCTGGTGCAGACCGTGCACTAAGGGAAATGCTTTCCATCTTCCGTGACGATCCAATTGAAGGCCCACTTCAAGAAGCGTCCATGGGTGTCTGGACAAGAATTCTGTCAGAAGAGTCCTAAGGTTTAGTACACTAAGCTGATTGCATGTCTGGTACTTCCCTATACTCCGTTTACCGGAGGACTGCACGTGCTGCAGCAAAGCAACAAGTAGTAAAAAAAAGTTCCGACATTGATATTGAACGGGCACGGGTAGACTTTGCTTACTTCTGTACTGTAGTTGGCGACAAACCGCCAGCAGCTCACCACCTTCTCTGGCACCAGCACCTGTGCACAGGAAATAATTCTGAGTGCTTGATTGGCATTGCAGGACCAAACGTAGACATATTAGGACCACGGGGTTCAGCCAAGTCGACCATTTTAGGTTTGTTCACAGCATGGACAATCGGTGTACACGCATTAAATAAAAAACCACTAAAGATTCTTTACATTTCTTATACCGTTGATGTTGCTCGCCCTAAAAGTGCAGCCATCAAAAGAATTTTAGAAGAAAGTAAAACATACAAAGAAGTATTTCCAATGGTGAAGATTGCCAAAGGAATTAATAGTAACGAATACTGGAGTATTGATTGGAAGTTTGCCGGTATTAAATCTACCGGTGAAGAAGAATTTACGCTATGTTGTGCAGGCTTAAAAGGTGCTGTGACCTCAAAACGTAGCCACCTGTGTATAATAGATGACCCGATTAAGAGCTCTGACGACATTAAGAACAGGGATATCCGAGTGGCAATGGAAGATAACTGGAACTCAGTTATTACACCAACAATGTTTGAAGGTGGACGTGCAGTCTGTCTAGGTACTAGGTTCCGTCATGATGATATTCATGCCAGTACCTTCACCCCTGGCAACGATTGGGTACAGATTGTCCAATCTGCCATTACTGTAGACGAACAAGGCGACGAAGTTTCTTACTGGCCTGAAATGTGGTCACTTGAATACCTTCAAGATCGCCGCCGCCAAGCTCCAATCAGTTTTAGTTTTCAGTATCAAAATCAAATTGTACAGACCAGTGAACTATCTATCTCACCTGACTTAATTGTTAAGGGTCAAATTTCTACGCACTTTGATTCACTTGGTATTGGCGTTGATTTATCTGCTGGAGTAAGAGAACGTAATGACTACACCGTGTTTGTTATGGGCGGCAGAGTAGGTGACAAAATTCACATTATTGATTGCAAGCGAATTCGCATCATGGGAAACCTAGAAAAACTCGAAGCTTTAATGGAAATGCTGTATGAATGGGGAGTAGTACATAAAGACGGTAATGATTACCACCCAACCGGTAGCAGCATTGATGTTTGGTCGGAAGCAGTTGCATATCAGGCATCCCTGGAGGCAGACTTCAGAAGGATATGCCAAGGTGACCACGGTCTTTACAACATTAACTGGCATGCGGTCAAAGGATTTCGCGGGGACAAAGTAGCACGTTTCAGGGGGATTATGGGTTTATTTGAGCAACGTAAGCTAGTCTTTAACAGGTACCGCAAATTTATGGCTCTAACTGATGAGATTGTAAATTTTGGTGTCAGCTCCCACGACGATTGTGTCGACGCTCTCGTTTGGCTTTGTAATGGTTTAATGACCAGAGGAAAACTAGAGTTAGAGTATTGACGCAACTTAAACTTATAAAACCACTCAGCAATGTCTACCGGCTACTACGTCATCGAGCTTGAACAGGACGCTTACGGCTCTGCCCTGCTTCCACTTCCCGACGAACTCTGTCACGACATGTCCCTTACCCCTGGGGAACGGTTTGATGTCGAGGTAGAGGACGATGTGATTACACTCAAAAGGCTGCACGCCGGTTACGAAGTTGAGGCATAATATAGAAACAGGTACTAACCACAAATGAGCGATAGCAAGTCGGCACTGGATTCTATCCTCAAGTCTGTCGTCAGCCGAGACGGAGAAGGCTCTGCGGACACCATGCTGGTGAACGCGCATCTTTCACAGATGCGTATGTTTGGAATTCGCCAAGGCGTGGAATTCTATCCGAATCAGGATAATTTCGGTACTCAACGATTTGATTTTATCCAGCAGGTTTTAAAATTTAATAAGCTTGATGCCAGGTTGGATTCGATTTGGGATCGCTTTCTTTCGTACGGAAAAGGACTGTTCTATATACGGCCCACTAAAAAAACGTACAGATTGTATTGGTTTGATAAAGACGCATACCGCTCATACTATACGCCGGACGGTGAACTAGATGAAGTAATCATTATCTACCCGTATAAAGTAAAATCCAACAAAGGATTCTCTGGAGTAGGCCTATCTACCGATAAACGGTATATGCGTCTACGGATTACGGCAACTGAAATTGAAGAGTTTCATAGCGAGCAAGAATTAAACTTTGACTCCCCAATGGAGTTTGCCACGCTTAACAAAAAAACCGTTGCAAACACCATGGAGTTTATTCCATGTGTTGAAGTATTTAATAATCCAGATGCCTTCGGCACTGAAGGTAGCGGTGAGTTTGAATGGCTTGGTAATCAGATCATCGCCCACGATGAGATGGTTAAAAACATTCGGGCAAACCTTTCTTTCTTTGGTAACCCAACACTGCTGTCTTCTCGGCCTAAGCAAGACATCATTGAACAGAAAGATGGTGACGTTGCACAACGACCAAGCATTGCAAGCCAGTCTGGTTTCCAATCTGATTTTGCACTATCAAGTTCTACTTATCGCCAAGACAACGTAACACGACAAGCCCCTGGCTACCTAGGAAAACCTGGTACAGGCATGAGGGTTCCTCGTGTTATTGCTAACCTGGAGCCAGCAGATCGTGTAGGTTTTATTACACCTAATGCAATTAGTACTGATCAGGCCAGGTATGCAGAACAACTACGTTCTGAAATACGTCTAGCCCTTGGCGGCATTGATGATCTAAGTATTACAAACGTAACTGCGACTGAAATTAAATCAGCGTATGGCCGCGTAAGTGCAACAGCTAAAAAGAAATGTTTACAGATTTATACATACGGTATCTGTAGATGTTTTGAATTAATGATTTTTCAGGAAGAACAAATCTTCCGAAAAACAATGGCGTACCAATCTGGATTACAGTATCCAGCGCCGCCAGAAGATCCAGAAGATGAGAAGTTAAAAATCAAATACGAGAAAGCAAAAGATAAGTATGAAAAGAGTTTACAGGCTGCAATTGATAATGCAGTACAAACAAAACAGGTACCTCCCGGCGTTCTTGGCCTTGCTCCAGACGGGGATAGAACGGTCTGCTGGCGCTGGATGGGACCTGTTTATGAAGACACCGCTCAAGACAAACTTAACCAATCTATCTTTACACGTAACCTACAGGAATTAGGTGTTGATAGCATTGAAGCACTGAAGTATTTGTTCCCTTCAAAAACGGACGACGAAATCGCGGGCATGCTCTCCGGTTTCCCATTCCGTATGGTGGGTGAAGTACAGAGGGCGATGTCCACTTTCATTGACCTGGTCAACCAGGAAATGAGGACACCGCATCCACAGCAACCGGATTTACCGATGGCTGCGGACCCCCGTCTCGATCTCACACCGTTCCTTTACCGAACTCTCGAAAGCCTACAAAAAGAGGTAACCTATGCAGGCCGATACCGCAATGCCGATCCAATCGGCACCCCAAGTATCTCAGACCCAACCGATCAGCTACGCGGCTCCGGTAGCACAAACGGCAGCCCAGGCTCCGGTAGTTTCAACAACTTCCCAATGGGTGGCGCCTTACCAGCAGGCAACGGCCCCAGCCCCGCAAATGCAGGCCCAGATGGGGGTCAGCCCGTCCCAATACGCCCCTACAGCGTCGTACCCCCAGGCCTACCAGGCAGCCCCACAGGCCCCACAAGCCCCGCAGGCGGAGAATCCGTACAAGGAGGCGTTCAACAGGGTAGTGGGACTCCTGAGCTCTCCAGTTCAGTTCCCGTTCCAGGGTCAACAGTCTCAAACGAGTACTCAGTACGCTCCGGCCAACTACAGTTCCCAAGCGGTTCCCCAGTACAGCAACCAGGGGACGGAGATCTATACGCCTGGGATCAACAACAGCCAGGGGTACTCCAACGGTTATTCCCAAACCTCACCGGCACCCAGCCTCCAGCAACAGGCCCAAGCAAGCGGAGTAAGTCAAGAAAGTCTTAACGTAATTGATCATTTTGGTGCAGATTCTCCTGCCATCCTTAATGATTATGCTTGCCGCATTGAAGATGCTCTTATTGTAACCAATAATCAATTGGTTCAAGCAGTAAATCTTCTACAAGAACTGTCTAATGAGCATCGTGCTTATGAGACAATTCTTACCGATCCTGACGTACTTGCTGATTACACCTGTGAATTCTTCGGTGAAAACGGTCCTTATCCGATTCCCGATGAAACTCCAGTTTACGGTCAATCAGTTGGTCAACAGTTTGCGCGTCCTGCTGCTGCTCCTGCTACTCAGTATCAGCGCCCTGAGATGCCCATTCCTCCCCAACCTCAGCAAACACAAGGCGTTCCAGCTGATTTCTGGAATAGCTTTGGTTCCCTTGCCGAGCGCGATCCTGCCAATGCCTGGCGCTATCTGAACGCAGCACAACAGAACCCTGATGTGTTCCGTCAGAAGCTCCTGGTTATGGAATGATCAATAGTTTGATCAATTTAGTTTAGAATATGGGGTAGTAAGTGCTACCCCTTTTTTATTACATATAGGGATATAGAAATGTTTAACATGCCGCAGGGCGTCCAATCTGCTGTAACTGGCGCAGGTGCAGCAGTTAGGAAAGGTGTTCAAGCAGTCCAACAAGGTCCTGTAGGTCAGGCTGTTGGACAAGCTGGTCAGGCAGTAGGTCAAGCAGCAGCTACTGCAGGAAACCGTGCCTCTCAATTTCTTTCTTCAGTAACTACTCCTCCTTCAGGCCCACCATCATGGGGTGGAGTTGCAGCAGCCGGTATTGCCGGTCTTGGTGCAGGCGCGGCAGTAGGAGCAGCAGTTGCTAACCAACAAAACAAAAAAGGCCGTATGGCTGGTGACGCCATTCAAATTGGTTCGCCCCATGTAGAAGGTTCACCTATGCCCCAAGATCTTCAAATGGGCTACTTGAATCTAAATACATTTGGTTCACCACTACCTCAGTATGGTTTGTTGGCAAGTCATAATCTAAGGGCCGCACAAATAAATCAAGATCAAGGTACGGCATATCAACAACAAATGATGACCGGTTACATGACACCAACCGGACAGCTTCCTATTGGCGCAATGCCACCACAACCTCAACAAAAAGGTCGCCGCTGATGGACGCCAAGAAAGCAAAGACTGCTAAGACAAAGGCTAAAGCTCGTAGCAGCCAGAAGAAAGCCTCTGCTGATCAAGCCGCACAACAGCAAGCCAATGCACAAATGATTGCCTTAGCCCAATCACAAGGTGCTGGTATTAATCCTGAAATTCAAGCTCAGCAGATTGCTCTGCAGACTCCCACGACTAATCCTTATCACATGATGGGCGCCATGGCACCTACATCTTATCGGTACGGAAATATGGTTGATGGTTACACTGGTGTGGATCCACAGTTTCATCCAATGGGTTAATAATCAAGATAAGTAAGTCTTTGCTATAATTTTTATAATGGAGCAAATGTTCCAGATACTTTGAGGTGTTCTACCTCAGGTTTCAGCTAACTCTTTACGCTGAGTAACCACTATGTTTATCGATAACGATTTTCCTAAGCTGTTGGGTGCGGAACTTTACCGCCCTCACCCAGCTTACATTGTGGAAATGGCGGCTGAGCCCGTCGTGGTCCATGACTTTACCAAACAACCTGGTCAGACCGTACAGTTAGACCGTTATCGTTTCTGGGGCAACCCTGGGACGAAGACCAGCCGCGAGCGTACCCAAGATCAAACCATCGGTACCGCTAGCAGCCGTGCCATCGTAAAGGACAAGGTTCTTGTTTCCTTGCGTGAGTACACCGGTCCTGCTGACCCGAACAACACCAACCTCCCGAGTACCTTCAAGATTGCTCGTGAGACCCTGATGACCGCTCAGCGTCTGCTGCTGGACACCGGGAACCTTAACATGTTCCACCAGTCCATCGGTTCGCTGACCCTGCTGGACGACTACCGCCGTTGGAGGGACCGTGTGTTCCTTGATGAAATGGCCAAGTCTGAGTCCCGTGGCGCCTCTGGCGATACCCAAGGCGGTTACTACTACCCTAATGGCAAGACTAAGTCTGCCTCCACTACCCTGAACTCCTATAGCGCCACTGAGTACGCCTCAGAACGCTACAAGTTCAACGTGAAGACCGACCTTCTGGAAGTGGTTCGTCAGCTGCGTAAGCGCAACGTTCCCGTGTTCCAAGATGGTTACTACCGTTGCGTTGCTGACCCTTCATTCATGAAGGATCTCCGCGCTGACCAAGGCTTCCGTGAAGTGGCTCGTTACCCCGGCATGGGCCAAGGCAACCCTCTGATGGGTGCTGGCGCTCCTAACCAAGCCATCTATGGCGGCGGTCAGTACGGCCAAGCCATGTTCGTGGCTGGTGAACCTGTAATGCCTACCGGTTTTGTATTTGAAGGCGTTCGCTTCTTCGAATCAACCAACTTTGCTGATAAATCCATCACCGTTGATATCGGTGACGGTTCTGGTGCCATTACTCATACAACTCCTCCTGGCCTCTTCTTTGGTCCTCAGGCTGTTGGCGTAGGCATCGGTGGTCCTAATGCTCAGGTTCTGATCAACAACAACGACGACTTCAGCCGCTTCATCATCCTGATTTGGCAGCTGTACGCCGGTTTTGCTAACCTGAACAAGGACTTCATCACCTCTGCTTTCACCATTATTTGAGGATAGGAGGTAACTAAAAATGGCAACCTACAAGTCAAACGCTGGTAACATTCTCCAGCCCGGCGCTCAAATCAATCGCCTCTCCTCCTTCAACACTGAAGGTGTATATGCCTGGCCCGGCATTGAAGCTTTTGAAATGGTCGGTTATGTAAAGATTAGCAACTTGTCTGCCGATAAGGCTAGCTACAAGAGCTTCGACATCACCGTGCCTTCACCTGATCGTCGCCCTGATGATCGTGTACGCGATAACCGCACCTCTCTGACGGTTAACGCAAGCACCTTGCGTCCTGCCTATATTTACGGCGCTTCTATCGCCGTAGCTCAGGACACAACCACAATCGGCTTCCCTGCCGATCCTGTGACTGCTGACATCGGTGGCACCTCTACAGAGCTTCTGCTCTTGGGTCCTAACAACAGTGGCTCACCTTACGGTATCCCTAGCACCCAGGCCAACGGTCTGGCTGCTGCTACCTCCTACCTCACTGCTGCCTCCAGCTTGTTTGCTCAAGGTGCTGGCGCTGTTTCGGGTGGTGGTACTGCTGGTATCGTTCCGTTCCCTACCTCCGTAACCACTGGCGGTATCGTGGCGGCTGACCTTGCGAACTCCATGTTCTACAAGGTCACCTCTAACACCACGTTCAAGGTGTTCAACACCACTGGCGTAACCGCTACCTCCGTTAACGGTGCTGGCGTGTTCATCAGCCAAGCTGCTTCTGATGCTGGTCAAGCCGGTTACCTCGTGTGCCGTGTAAACTACCTGCGTCCCGCTGCAGCTGTTTCCTGGAATGACATCCAGGGCTTCATTGACTTTGCTTCTCAGGTTGGCGGCGACGACATCTGATACTAGTCAATAAGGGTTAAGGTGGGTATTGTAGTGGTATCTGTCATTTCATTTCTCGAATGCTGTATCAATACAAGCCCACCGGCTCCCTTCTTGAAGTTGTTTCTCAACATGGGGAAGGCATCCTCATGTGCGTGGATTCTCAAGATGAGGTTTGGTACGTAGAAGAATCGGACCTAATTCCTCATCTTGACGCCACCAACGAAAAAATTCGTACAGAAGAACGCCTTGTAGCGCAGCTTGAAGAAGAAGGTGTCAAGCCTGCGAAAGTAACTAACAGGGAAACATTCCCAGTTGATATTAGAATTAATATCAATACTGCTAGTGCAAGGCAGATTGCCGATGCATTACCGGGTGTAGGATTGAAGACAGCACGAGACATTAAGGACCTCCAATCTTCAATGTCTGGTGAGAAGTTTGTCAAACTAGAACAACTCAAATCTATCAAACGAGTTGACTGGGATGAAATTCTTAAAGAAAATCTTATCCGCGTTGAGTAATGCAACTCGATAGTTTCCTCAAGTCAAAAGTTCGCTGGCACCTGGGATACAACACTACAAGTGTCCCTGCCGGTGACCAGGCCCGTCTTGAGGAAGCTGTCAACAACATTCCGGATTCGTTCTGGTATTCAAAAATTGTCGAACAGATCGGTCGGTGCGACCAAGCAGAGAAACGCACTGACATGACTGGTAGCGTTAACAACAATACTGTTCCACGTAATCGTATTGAAAGCATTGCAGGTGACGTAGATCGTACGATTGCAACTTCTGATTTTAAAGAAACGCTTAAAACTTGGACGACAATTTATATATACGAGACGGATCGATTAGCTCTACATCTTTATGTTCCAAATTACCGAAACCCTGAACAGGCTCGGTATAGGTTTAATCGAGAAGGCGCCGAATTTATTCAGGCGCTACCAGGCCCTGCTGACGTTGCCGTTGGCACTAGGCTCATGCTTTCAAATAGTTTCCGCTGAGGAGGTATACACTATGCCTTACACAGGAGCCTGGGGCGATAGTATAGCAGCAGGGCTTCAACAAGCCTACGGTCTTGGCGGAAACGCAAAAGTAGGATTAAGCCCAACTGCTATTGCCGATAATATTGCACAAGCAATTCAAAAAAATCCTAATCAATTTAGAAATTCTCGTCCTGTTATTTCTACAGGACTTAGTAATAATTCGCAAGACTGGGAAGGAGTTAGAAGGCAGGTAAGCCTTTTAAAAAACGCTGGCGCGGATCCTTCTTTTGTCGGAATGGCAAAGGGCACTTATGATGAACAAAACAGACAACTACAATCCCTGGTTAGTTCGAGTGGATTTAAATTCTTAGGTGGTTTTAATCCTGGAGCGGACAAAGTACACCCTAGTTCTTACTCAAATTTATTACCAGCAGACTCTAATTCAAGATCCAACAATATGCCTACCACAAGTCAAATTTTAGGTTTAACGCCACAGGAAAAAGCCGC